TTTTTAGGAGATAAACAGCCATACGTGTGTGCTGTGTGTAAATTTGTTTTGCGGGACTTAGAAGACGTGAAATCCGTGCACGCACACGATGCATGTACCAACTGCGTGTCTAATTTCAAGTACATCAATTACGTTAAATGGGAAAAAGGATGGCGGCCTAACGTAGAACAAGCAAGGTCGGTTTAAGCATGATAATTATCTGTGGAGGTTTATGATGAATCTAGAGACAGTACGAGAGATTGGGCAAGCGTTAGAAAACTCATGGGGACGTGAATCGAGCCCAGACGGCACGTTTTCCATCAAGTATGCGATGGACCAGGATCAGCTGACGCTCAAGTTCACGACCGTGGTGTACTTCGCGGAACAATCTACGTTAGCGCCACTAGTCAGTGCAGCGAATGACCAAGCCCTTCAATTGATCGATGCAAAGATCGGGAAGCTGAAGAGCGAGTATAGGGATTCCCTAGGAGAGACTCTGAGGCTAGAGGACCTAGGCGGCCAGGATAACTTAGAAATAATAATGCCCGTCGGTCCCAGAAAAGTAGCCTACTATCGCTACAATCATGTATTCAGAGTTCAGTAACAGCTGTGGCAAAAACAAGTAAACAAAAGCAGATCAAAGAAATAATCAAATGCGGTAAAGACCCTGTTTACTTTGTCAATAAATACGTCAAGATACAACACCCCACGCGCGGATTGATTCCTTTCGACACGTATGCTTTTCAAGATGATTGTTTTAAAGATTTTGTTGAACATCGATTCAACATAATACTCAAATCTAGACAGTTAGGTATATCTACACTGACGGCTGGTTATGCGGTTTGGTTAGCTTGTTTCTATAGAGATAAAAACGTCCTTGTCATTGCAACAAAGCTGGCTGTGGCACAAAACTTTATCAAGAAAGTAAAAACTGCCATCAAGAGTATGCCCTCGTGGTTAATGATTCCTGAGATAACTTCTGCTAACAAACAGGGGGTGGAGTTTAGTAATGGTTCCACTGTCAAAGCTGTTCCTACTTCTGATGATGCCGGCCGTTCCGAAGCGCTTTCTTTACTGATAGTGGACGAGGCAGCATTCATTAGAAATTTTGATGAATTATGGATGGGACTATACTCCACTCTTTCTACTGGCGGCCGAGCTATAGTTTTATCGACTCCTAATGGTGTCGGCGACAAGTATCACGAACTGTGCACAGGCGCCGAGAACGGCGAGAACGAATTCAATTTCATTAAATTGCTATGGGATGTGCATCCTGAGAGAGACACTAGTTGGTTTGAGCTTGAGACCAAAAATATGAGCAGAAAACAGATCGCGCAAGAGTTGATGTGCGATTTTGCTGCTTCCGGTGATACGTTTTTATCCTCCCCGGACCTAGAAAAAATTGCGATGCAGACCCAAACGCCGCTAGAAAGATGGGGTCCTGAGATGGGAGTGTGGGTGTGGAAGTATGCACTTTCTGATCACAAATACGTCATTTCGGCTGACGTATCGCGAGGTGATGCGGCAGACTATTCTGCGTTCCACATCTTTGACACAGCGACGTCGGAGCAAGTCGTTGAATACAAAGGCAAGCTTCCGCCTGATCACTTTGCAGTTTTATTAGCAGAGGCCGGGAAAAGGTATGGAAACGCACTAATATGTCCCGAGAACAACACCTACGGTTATGCCACGATTATGAAGCTGGTGGAGTTGGGATATCCCAATCTATATTTCAAGAATGAAAAGGATAAATTTGCTGCACTCTACGGTACCGGCGTCCACGACACGGCAAAAATTGGATTTCAAACCAACTCCCAAACTCGAGGACAGGTACTAACAAAATTGGAGGAAGTTATAAGAACAGGGACCGTACGGTTCTATTCACAACGTTTTTATAATGAACTCAAGACGTTCATCTGGAAAGGAACCAAGGCCCAAGCTCAAAAAGGGAAAAATGACGATTTGGTGATATCAGCTGCCATCGGAGTGTGGTTGTTTGATTCAAGCATTACACACAGTTCTCAATCACACGATTTAAATAATGTGATGTTAGCAGGGTTTGCCATGAACAAGAGGGACTTCGAAAAGCTATCAAACCCATGGAACAAGATGGCTTTTAATCCGTTTAGACCATATGATATGCCAAATATGCCGCTCTCTGGATCCAGTGATGAGATAGATTACAGCTGGGTTTTATAGGATAAAATTCATAAATACTATATGACCACACCGCAACGAGGATAAGATGCCAAGCCAACCTAGTCTTTTCAATCGACTGACCCGACTTTTTAGGTCTGGGCCTGTTGTTAAACGACGCGTCAAAAATTACCAACAGCCTGCAGCATCTTCTGCTCTTGAAGTCTTCAAGAAGGCTCACAGCAGCGTGTACAGTAATACGCTTAGCGCTTATGGATCCTATGACAGGATGTCTCGCTACAGTGATTTCAGCGAGATGGAGACCACCCCAGAGATTGCTTCAGCCTTAGACATCTATGCCGAAGAGACTGTTTCTTCCGATGAGCACGGCAGAGTATTGCACATCTACTCAGAGAACAGAAAGATCCAAGAGCATTTAGAACACCTATTCCAAGATGTGTTGAATGTCGAATTCAATCTCGTGATGTGGGTTAGAAATTTGTGTAAGTACGGGGACTTCTTCTTGTTTAACGATGTATCACCAGAGTACGGTGTCATTGCCGTTTACCCTGTTCCCATCAGCGAAATGGAACGTGAAGAGGGTTTTGATCCTGATGATCCGATGGCGGTGAGGTTCCGGTGGGTAACGCAGGGAAACCAACTTTTAGAAAACTGGCAGGTGTCCCACTTTAGGCTTCTCGGCAACGATGCTTTTTTGCCATATGGGAGCTCAGTCCTCGAGGCCGCTCGTCGAATTTGGAGACAATTGATTCTCATTGAGGACGCCATGTTAGTCTATCGAGTGATCAGAGCTCCCGAACGCCGCGTCTTTTACATCGATGTGGGTAATGTGCCGCCTGAAGACGTCGCTAACTATCTTGAACAGGCGCAGTCTTCGCTGAAGAGAAACCAAGTCGTCGACGGAGACACAGGTAAGGTCGATCTTCGGTACAATCCCCTGAGCGTCGACGAGGATTACTTCCTCCCCGTACGAGGGGGCGAATCCGGCACGAAGATCGATACCTTAGCAGGCGGTCAAAATACGGCTGCGATCGAGGATGTTGAGTACATTCAAAAGAAGCTCTTTGCTGCTCTGAAGATTCCGAGGGCTTATCTTGGTTACGACGAGGACGTAGGAGCTAAGGCAACGTTGGCACAGGAAGATATCCGGTTTTCTAGGTCAATCCAACGAATCCAAAAAACCGTTATTTCAGAGCTGAACAAGATCGCTATGATCCACTTGTATTGTCATGGGTATGAAGGCGAAGAATTAGCAGATTTCGAATTAAGGTTGTCAAATCCTTCTACGATTGCACAGCAGCAAAAACTAGAGCTCATCCGTACCAGGTTTGAGATTGCCGGTACAGTTCCCGAAGGAGCAGTCGACCGAGGATGGATCCAAAAAAACGTGCTGGGTTTGACGGATGAAGAAATCAAAGATGTTTTCAAGGGCCGCATTCAAGATAAGGTTGATGATGCAGAAGTCGAAGCGGCAGCCACTGTAGAAGAAGAGGCTGGTATGGGTGGTGGCGCTGCAGAAATGGGCGGCGAAGAAGGCGGCGACTTATTTGCAGCAGACGAGCCTGAAGGTGAGCTATTGACAGCCCAGCCGGCTTCTGAATATGGGCTCGGTGATGAGATCGAAGAAGAGGAAGATTTTATATTAAATCTTTCCATTGACGATGACGATGCTCCTATCAAAGCACAGAATGCCATCATGAATGCATTTGGAGAACCGGTTATAAATAAAAGAGTCTCTCGCCATGGACCAGCCAACACTCACATCCCTGATTTCTCAAAAATGACGTCATTGGGACGGCCCGGGCGTGGACAAGACACTCTCAATAAACCTTTTGATAATGATTTTATGAAGTCTCCGTTTAAAGAAGCTCAAGAAACGGCCACTGTCGCTCCCAGGCTAACTGTTGGTTTAGTTAAAACGCTCGGACGCATGTCGAGCAAGATAGGTATATCTAAGCAGGCGCTGCTTTCAGAGTCTGACAACGAATTCGATCTAAGGAGCGAAGACCAAAATGGCGAAGCATAACAAAAAACGCAACGTCGGTCTGTTACACGAACAGCTAGTAAGACATACTAGCGAAAATCTCGTCCAAGGTAACAAGAAGCGGGCCGAACAAGCAATTCTAATCTTACAGCACCACTTTAGAGAAGATGCAGAATTGCATCGTGAATACAGGCTCTTTAATGCTTTAGTGCATACCAAGGTGCCCGATAGAGTTTTGGCTAGACAGATCATAATTGAAAGTAAAGCTGCTAGCCAAAACCATGATGCAAAAAAATTACGAGTCGAAAAATCTAGTTTGATCAAAGAGATCAACCACGGGCTAGATGAAGATAATTTTTATGCTCGCAAGATCGAAAAATATAAAATATTTG